TTCAAACAGTTGTCGGCGGTCATATTCCTTTCCATATTGTTCTGCTAGTTTTTCTTCTTGTTGTTGTAGTTGTTGTTTTTGTTTAATTGTCTCCATTGATTCTAATTGAAAAAGATCACGAATAATACTATTTCCGTCTTCTTCTTCTAATTGGTTTTGTAGTTTGGCTTCGTCAGTTTTAGTTACTTTATCATAATTCAACTTTTTCTTCATAACTTTATAGGGTTCTTGTATCTCAACACCTATACCAATACCGTTTTCAACAAAATTCATTTTCGGTGGAGGGTTATTAGTTAAAAATGTAGTTACAATATCTTTCCAACCACTAAACATATGTATTTGTTTATTAAGAACACTTCCTTCAGAAACACTTTCAAAAAACTCATTTAATAGATCTCTCATACTAAGTGGAATTTCATATTCTGATATTCTTTTTTCAATTTTGTTGAGTTCTTCTTTTTCTATTTTGAGTTCTTCTTGTTCTCTTATAAGTCTTTCTAGTAGAATATCTTTCATGTCTTTATTTATTGCTTTATTATTCTTCTTAAGATCATTATATTTTATGAGACTATTAGTATATGTTTTTTCTGCTATCTGAACTTTCTCAAGTTGATTATATAACTCAAGAACATCACTTTGTAATTTTGATACATGTTCATCAATTAATTCTCTCTGACTCATAGAATATTCTTTTGTAATGATAGTTTCGGTTCTACCATTTATTATATAAGATTGACTGTCACTGATTATGTTTAAGAATTTTTTCTCACCAGTCATTGCTTTGTTAATAATATTCAAACCAATATTTAATACTGAAAGTTTCGTAGGTTTAAGACGATTATGTAATGCATTGTCTATTACTGGATTATTCGTTATAGGTATTTTATCTAATCCATAATGTAAAACAGCTGTACCAATAGCATGAAGAAGGTCTAGATGATCTCTATAAACTTGTTTTCCAATATCGTCGAATACTTCGGGAGGTATTGAATTATATACCGATTTAGCAGCTGATATTGCTAAAGATTGTTGACCTGCAGTTAGTATTAAACCTGCAGTTGTTGCTGCCGCGGCTGCTACTCCTGGTGCCACTCCAGTGGTTAATAGTGCTCCAATAGTACCAGCTACAACTGATACGGTTGCTATTTTTATATTGCGATTCTGTAGTTCTACAAAATCTTTTAAAATGGGACGTATCAAAGATGGTATTTGATCGATATCAATTACATTCGTTGACTTATCTATATAGTCTATTATATTATACCCGGCATCCGAAAATATTTTAGAAATTTCTTCTAATGAAAGACCTTTTGGGTTATAATTAACATTTGGCATAATGCCGCCATATTTAATTGTTTTATTATTGATATTTATTTTACTATTTCTTTTAGTATTTTTTACCATAATATATTCAATATATATAAATATTGAATATATATTATTTATACAAAAGTCTACGTATTCATAAATATACATTATGAATTTTCAATTATTTAATTCCTAAATATATACTTATAATGTATAAATAATATACATTTAGGAATTTTCAATTATTTAAATTCATAAATGTATATTTATAATATATATAATATATATAATAATGAGCAATAATACTTGCAAGTTAGAAGATAAAGGTGATTTAATAAATAATTGTTACTATATAATATTAGATAATACAGAAAATTTTATATACAAAGAAATCGACCTGACAGGAGGAACCGGAACCGGTACTACAGATATCGAAGAAATAGACAAAAAAATTAAAGAAATAGACAAAAGAATTAAAGAATATACAGATGAACTTGCTAACATTAATAACGATGATAACAAAAATGCTATGCTTAAACTTTATATAAAAAACCTAGAAAAAGAAAAAAAAAAACAAACTCCTAGAATCAAATGCTGTCAGTAGCAGAAACATTGATGCTGATGCTGTTGTTACTCCTGCTGTTGTTACTCCTGATGTTGTTACTACTGTTTCTGTAAACTCGGTTCCACTGTTACTACAAGAAACAGAAAGAGGCTTTCATAATGCTGAAAAGCGTATTAAGAATAATAATCCTAAATCTGGATTGTCTTTATTTGTATTTAAATTAAATGTCGATGGAAATTTTAGCAATATTGAAGTATTAAAACAACTTTGTGATACAAATGACCAAACCATTTATGGATATTTCTTTGAGTATAATAATGATTATCATTTAAAACGAACAATTGAAGGTGATTTAGAATATGGAGATAATTTTAAACAATTTTTTAAAACATTAAATAAAAAATCAACGAACGAAGAAAGTTTAAATGTAAAATCCAATATAGATTTAATATATCAAGGATTAAACGATAATGTTATTTCTTGTAAAAAAGCACAATTAAAAATAACGGTTGAAGAAGTTTATAATAACGAAAGTAGACCTTCACTTACATTTAAAGACGGTTCACACTATGATAATCTTAAAATTATAAATCGACACGTAGATGATAGGGTAAAAGATTATAAATTATTCAGTGAAAATTCCAAATTATTTAAAGCAATACTTGATTATTTAAGAAATAATGAAATAACCGCCCTTAATTTTAGTGATAAAATTTTTCCATTTAATAAATATATCGAGGATATATCGACTTTAAAAGTTAAAAGTACATTATTTACTACTTTTTCTTCGGAACAACAACGTAGAGGCGGTTCAAAACAAAGAAAAAATACAAAAAGAAGAAGAAATACAAAAAGAAGAAGAACAATAAATAATAATAAAAGATATATGTAATTTAATCAACAAAGAGAATAATTGCGTAAAAAGAGGATAAAGGAATTCACACTATACTTCATAAATCAATAGATAATTTAGGAAATGGGAAAAACAAAATCACATACCCCTGTATTAAAACGAAAATTCTATCCCTTCGTATCCATATGTACACCAACATTCAATCGTCGACCATTTATTCCGATGATGCTCGAATGTTTTCGGAATCAAACTTATCCTAAAGATCGTATGGAATGGATTATTGTAGATGATGGAACAGATAAAGTCCGCGATTTAATTGAAGCCGCTGGAATTAAACAAATTCGTTATTTTGACGTAGACGAGAAGATGTCTCTAGGAAAAAAACGTAATTATATGCATTCTTTCGTAAAGGGAACAATTATTGTATATATGGACGATGATGATTATTATCCGCCAGAGAGAGTGAGTCATGCGGTAGAGAAATTAACCGAAAATCGAGAAGCGATGTGTGCTGGTTCAAGTGAACTATATATTTATTTTAAACATATTAAACAGATGTATAAATGTGGACCATATGGTCCGAACCATGCTACCGCAGGAACCTTTGCTTTTCGAACCGAGCTATTGAAAGACTCTAGATACGAAGATACTGCTGCATTAGCCGAAGAAAAACATTTCCTAAAGAACTATACTGTTCCATTTGTTCAATTAGACCCTATGAAATCGATCTTAGTGTTTTCCCATAATCATAATACGTTTGATAAAAAGAAGTTATTAGATAATACACATCCAGATTATTTTAGACCTTCGCCTAAAACAGTCGATATGTTTATTCAAGAGCCGAGAGAAGCATGGATAAAGGAGTTTTTTACAGATAAGATTGATGATATTTTAGCGGGATATGAGGCTGGAGAACCAAAAATGAAACCAGATGTTCTAAAACAGACGAAAGAGATTGAAATTGAGCGCGCTAAAATGATGCAACAAAATCAAGAAAATTCTCCTATTATGATGACTAAAGACGGAGAAGCTCCTAAAGCTCTCACAAACCAAGAGATTATAACAATTATTAATGCACAAAAGACGGATATTCAGAATTTAGTGAAAAAGAATGAAGAGTTGCAAAATATTGCAATTCAATTACAACAACAATTAATACAAGTATCATCTGGCCAACAATTACAAGAAATGTCGAATCGTATTAAAGAGTTAGAAGAGAGAAATTCAATTTTAGAAAACCAAATAAGTAAACCATCTAATTGTAGTACAAATCTATTTGAAAGGTCTAAAACCGAACCAGAGGTCATTTTATAAACCAGAGGTCATTTTATAAACCAGAGGTCATTTTATTTCATAAACAAAATATTTATTTATGAAACTATGTTTCTAATTCATCATCACTATCTTCTTCTTCTAGAATTGTTTCTTTTTTTATATTCTTATCTAAATATCGATAAAGGCGTTTTACATCTAATTTACTAATATTGTATTCTTCAAAAAACGGAATATTATTTTTTAAAATATTCTCTCCACATTTTAATCGTAATTCTTGAAAAAAACATATTAGATCATTTCTATCCATATCTAGTTTCTGACAAAGATCATAAATAAAAATAGAATTGTTATATTCAGTAGAATACTTTGTTAATACTTTTGTAAATCGTATTTCGTCTGTATTCTCTCGACAATGATGAATTAATTCATCATGATAAATTTTATTATTATAAAACGTCTTAATCATTGAGCTCATTTCATTAAACTGCCAAATTTGATTTTGGAAAGTAATACGGTCAATAAAATCTGCAAAACAAATATTATTTAAAACTTGGTTATAAAAAGGAACACTTTCTTTTTTTGGAATATTTTCTATCTTATCTACTATATTTTCATGCCATAAAAGTGCAATGATTGTTCTATCAGTTTCATTTATATATCGATTGTGTTCTGATAACTCTATTTTATTATGTAATAATCGTTTTGTAATTTGTTTTGAATCGTCATTATATGATTTCATATGAAAAATCGTATTTATCATTTCTTCATTTAATAAAGACGGATTTTTATTATATATTTTTGTTATAAATGTTAATTTTCTTAAATCGCCTTGTATATATTCTATTAATTTCAGTTTCATAATCGATTCTATTTGAATAAATCGTTTATCAATGATTTCAAAAACTTGTTCATTTGTAGGGATTTTAAGTTCAAATGTATGACAGACTTTCATTAATTCGCGTATCTTTTTATCAATATTGTAATTTCCAATACAAATAATTGGATTTAATGTATGCTGCTCTAATCGTTGTTTTTTCGTCTTCTTCTGACGTATTAATTTTATTAATGCGGTTATACCACCTTTATCTCCATTATTCATACCATCTATTTCGTCCATTACAATTATAATCGGTTTTTTTTTCTTAGACATCATATCTAATACATTTTGAGAAGCTACATTATCCGATGTAATCGTATCAATAAGGGATTTATTACGTATATCACCTGCGTCATATTTAATCATATCATATTTTAGTTCATTTAATACTTCAGTAATAAATGTTGTTTTGCCGCACCCTGGCGATCCAAAAATATAAATTCCTTTTTTAAATTGAATATTTTTACAATTTTCGGAAAAATTCGAGAGAATATTTTTAATTTCTTTAGAAATTGATTCCCTATCTAATATTTTATTTATTGAATGATAATCCATCAATTGTATTTTATGTAGACTTCTATATTAGACGGTTGTTTTTTATGTCCTATTTCAAACGAATTTATGTAAAGTAAATCCCAAAATTTTTTTGTTTACTTACCAAAAGCAGAAAAGCTAGCAGTAACTGGCATAAAATTTGTACCTTTGGATTGTAATGCACCATAAGCTGAATAATTATCCATAGGAGTATATCCTGATCCACCATATCCTGCGGTATTTCTTGCTACTCCACCGACTGCATCTTTAGCTAATCCAACGGTTCCACCGACTGCATCTTTAGCTAATCCAACGGTTCCACCGACTGCATCTTTCACTAATCCGACGGTTCCGCCGACTGCATCTTTTACTAATCCGACGGTTCCACCAACTGCATCTTTCGCTAGTCCAACGGTTCCGCCGAGTGCATCTTTCGCTAGTCCAACAGTTCCACCGACTGCATCTTTCGCTAATCCAACGGTTCCACCGACTGTATCTTTCACTAAACTTCCGGCTGAAGACGAAGTACCTGACCCACCGCAACCTCCGCAAGAATTACATACCCCTGATATATCGGGACAATTTGGACATCTTGGACAAACTGGTGGTACAATTTGAGTTTTTCGTATAAAATCATTCTTAAATAATACATCTGGATTATTTCCAATTGTTTTAAAATAGTAATACCATTTGCAACTTAATTCATCTACACAAGGTAAATCTTTGTCTTTTTCTTGTCCTTTGTCTTTACTTTCTTTTATGTCTCCACTCTCAACATCATTTATTGATTTTATCAATGCAGAATCTGTAAATCGTGCACAAAAAGTTAAATTATAATAATTATTATTTAAATCCGCATTTAATATTAAAATTACAGTTTGATAAGCAAATGCCATTACAATTACCATACCATTATTTCCATCCGATACTATCCATGATACAAAAGACGATAAACTAGTTATTTTTCCTCTACCAGAAGAGATAGATATATTCGCGCCAGTACTACGGTTATATACACTGTATGAGTTTGGAGAGCCAATTACAATAAAACCATTTGATATATCATACTTTACATATTTTGAAATCTGATAAAGACTATAAGTACTACTATATTGATTATCAATATATAATGTACTATTATTTGCATGATCGTTTGAATTAAATGGTTGTTTATAATTTGGTATATATGTCGCAGATGTAAAATCGATATATCTCATCATAGATCCAGTCATATTATAGTAAAATGATTTCAGATTTATACCATATTGTGCTTGAGAATCCAATCCGAGAATATGTAAATATGTATCTGTACCCCAAGAAACGTAAAACATTTGATATCTATATCCAGCAGGAGACGATATATTTTGAGAATTCGATAAATATACTAATTGCGATACTTGTGGGTTCGCGTCTATATTTGCTAGTTGATTTACATTTGCATTCTGACTATTTACATTTACATTTGTCGTATTTGCCGAACTTGTGGTTATCCACATTTGGGTTATTGTAGAACCAGTACTATCATTACATGCTATATTACCATAGACGGATGATCCATTCACTCTTACATTTCCACAATAAGGACTATCTACTTCGATAATATTTCCATTCTTTCCGTCAAAATATAGATTATCGTATAAATAAATTACCGAAGCGGAAGAATACTTTGAAATTGTTACATTCATTATATTTGGATTCGTATATCCAAAAGATACAAATCCTTCTTTTCTAGATAATAACCATGAATTACCAAAAAGCATCGAAATAACTAAAGCGGATAATAATATTAAAAATAATATAAATGAACTATTAAGCATTTAATAAATATAGAGAAAATATTCGAGAGAATCGAAAGAAAATTGATTCTTTTATAATTCTTGAACTTGTATTTAAACTTACTCTTCGATGAATATAGAAAACACAAATCACACTCCTCTCTTAGTGCGATTTCAAGAGAATCCAGATATTTATGAAATTGGAATCGACGAAGCGGGTAGAGGACCGCTTTTCGGACGTTTATATGTAGCCGCAGTTATTTTACCTAAAGTCGGAGAATTCTATCATAAAGATATCAAAGATTCTAAGAAAATTAAATCAAAGAAAAGGATGTCTATCGTTTCCGATTACATTAAGACAAATTCTCTCGCATATTCTATTCAATATATTGAACATTCTGAAATTGATGAAATTAATATTCGACAAGCCGTTTTTAAAGCTGCACACAGATGTATTACACCTTTGCACATTTAAAACGCCCATTATAGACGCAAAAAAATAAACAAAAGGTAATTGCGGATTTCACGCCACGATATGCTTATCTTCCAATAAAGGAGTATCACAATCGTTCATATTCTTTGGACTAAAACATTCTGGTCTTCTTTTTCCTGATTGTTGTAATTGCAG